TCCTCGTCAACGACAAGGACAACGGCGCCCTGATCCGCTGGAGCAGCAACCAGATCGGCGAGTACACGAACTTCTCCGCCAGCAAGGGCGGCGGCTACAAGACGCTCACCAGCGGTAACCTGCACATCCCTGCCTCCGTCAAGCTGTGGCAGAACCCACAGGCCGTCGACACCATCACGATCCTGTGCATGGGTGTCGACGGCTACTCCACCGCGTACTACATGTCGCCCGGCACCGTCAGCGGGCAGAGCGACGCGACGAACATCATGAGCTTCGAGGAGACGACTGCCACGCCCGGCACCGTCAGTCCGTACGGCAACGAGGTGTTGAACAACGCTCTCTACCACACGCTCGACACGAGCCTGATGAAGACGAGCACCAGCATGTACTCGATCCACCACATGACGGTGACCGACGACATCGCGAACAAGTGGCTCGAGCTCCTGCACAAGGAGAACATCGTCAGCACCCAGTTCGACAACCGCCTCTACTACATCGTCAACAACCCTGACGGCGAGGCGCTGCCGGCAGGCTGTAACGGCAACGAGATCTGGGTCTTCGACGCGGCTCAAGACAAGGGTACGTGGAGCCGCTACCTCATCCCGGCGATCAGCCTCAGTTGCCTGGAGGTCGACGGCAAGCTCTACGTCGCCGTCAGTCGCCCGGAGAGCATCTTCATCCTGGACGACCTGAAGCTCACCGACGACGTCAGCAACAGCGGTGGCACTCTGCAGCGGCCGATCCCGTGGAAGCTCGAGACCAACACGCAGGGCGCGAACCGCGCTCACGACGTGTGGGCCCGCCTGCAGCAGGCGAACGTCACTCTCGGTGACTGGCGCGGTGCGATCAAGTACGGCGTTCGCGGCTGGGACATGTACGGCAAGCCCGTCGAGGTCAGCAAGATCACTCGCCAGGTTGTCACCAACGACCTCCGCGACCGGCCGCTCCCGTTCGACGTGAACGACTTCCTCGCCATCCGCAAGGACCTCATGGAGTGGTACTTCTTCGCCGAGAGCGTCCCAGACGAAGTGAGCTACGGCAAGATCAGCTACGTCCAGTACCGCTACATGCCTGTCAGCGTCAACGTCGGCTACGAGTACGGCAACGTCGAGACCTTCGAGTACGGTCGCAGCGCTGTCAACCAGCCGAGCGGCACAGACAACGGAGTACCCCAACCATACATCGACACTCGTCGACCGTAGGAAGGAGGATCCCATGTGGGAGATCATTGACGGTATCTGCCTGATCGTCATGGCTGTCTCGCTCGCGATCATCGCGCTGCGCCGCGTGTAAAGCGGTCCGAGGTGGGGTATAATCGTCATTAGGCGATTTGCCCCACCTACGGAGGAACAGTGACCCAGCAAGAACGCAAGGGCCTCTGGGACTCGCTGACTGCGGAGGGCTGGTCGCCGACCAAGCACTACCGCGAGTACAGCGTCCTGGAGCTCGAACAGATCCAGTCCGAGCTGCGGAGCCAGTCGGCCCGCCAGTCGCCCAACAGCCACGAGGCGTTTGACTTCATGGCCCAGGCGAAGCTCGACCAGCTGCGCGAGACGCCGGCAGACACCGTGCCCGGCATCCACACCAACACGCACGCCGCGCAGGAGAAGCCGCTGCGCATCGACGCAGATGGCAAGATCTGGTACCAGGACGAGATCCGCAAGAGCGCAGTTCCCAAGGAGCGCGGCAAGCGGCACATCACGTACATCGATCCCGGTGTCCGCAAGGTCGAGGTCAAAGATGCGAACGGCTCGATCGTCGAGACCTTCGAGATGCCCGGCGACGAGCGCAAGGAGATGCGCGTCACCGTCGCGCTCCCTGCATACCAGATCGGGCTCTACCGCGACCCGACTCTGCTCGGCGAGTTCTTCAAGATCCACGTCTACAACGAGAAGCGCGTCTTCGACCTGTTCGACGTGGAGGCATACTTCGGCGGCGTTCACATGGTGCCTCGCACCGTGAAGCGCGACTACGCCGACACCGTGCTCGGGTACGACATCCCGAGCGTCATCCAGGCCATCCAGGACGAGTACCGTGAAAAGGTACTCAAGGGCGAAATCAAGGAGAACGCATGAGCGACAACGAGACCACACTCAGCGAGCAGGACGAGGCCGACATCGCTGAGATGATGAAGGCGATCGAGGAGCCGCTCGACCGTACCGTCCTCGAGATCTGGCACGAGATCCTCAAGAACATCGAGGTCCAGTCGCTCAAGCGCATCGAGCCTGGCTTCGCCAACTACGTGCTGAAGAGCTGGCCGGCGATGCGCCCCGAGCAGATCAGCACGTACTACCGCCTCTTCCACAGCCTGCTCCTCAAGTACCGCGTGGACCTGGAGGAGCAGCTGCGCTTGCACCCCGACGCCCTCAAGAACTTCGGTCCCGTCGGTACCGACGAGAGCGACGCGATCAAGAACCGCGACATCTACGTCGAGCTCATGTTCCAGTGGAACCTCACCACCGCACGCATCGAGCACGTCTGGGACGCCGACGCCGAGGACGCGTACCCGCTCCTCGCCGCCATGGCTGACGCCCAGGCGTACGTGACCGGCGGCACCGGCCTGCTGCAGCAGCTCAACACGCCGCAGGTGCAGTTCCAGTGGACCAACGCGGATCAGGATGAGCTCACGACCCGCGTGATCGAGGCGGCGGAGGCGGAGTTCGGTGACTGACGTCCTGAACCTCCCGACTGAGGGAGACAACGATGACCAGACACCGGACGATAACTCTGAACTCTGGGTGGGTGACGGTGACTCGTTCTTTTCGGCGGTCATGGGAACGGTCGAAAACCCGGAAGCTGGCGAGGCAGCTGCAGAAGGCGGAGAAACGACTCCTCCTGCTGCAGGTGGAGACGGATCACCAGCTCCTGAAGGTGAAGGAGCTGAGGCAGGCAGCGAGGAGCCTGGATCACCGACAGCTGGAGCAGGCGGAGAGTCTGATGTGGCATCGGGCTCAACTCCAGAGTTCACACGCGATGCTGCTGAGTACGAGCCCGAGTGGGTCTCCGCAATCGAGGGCATCGAGTCTCGACAGCGGGAGGATCTGACTCGCACCGCTGTCGAGGAAGTCAAGACTGAGTACGCTCAGTACGTCGACGCTGTCAACGCTGCGCCGCGCTACCTGGTCGGCCGCCGCGTCCCGCGTGCCGACGGCACCGAGGGCGAGGAGCTGCTCTCGGACGCCGCCGACGCGCGTGACTGGCAGGAGGAGATCAAGCGACAGCTCGCCAACGAGGTGAACCGTCGCGTGCAGCTCAGCCTGGACGCCAACGCCGGTACGATGGAAGTCATCCACAACTCGATCGAGCTGTTCCGCGGCAACCCGGACATCCTGCCCGGCGCCAAGCAGTTCGACCGAGAGCTGGCTGACAACTTCGCAGAGCTCATCGCTCCGTACGCCGTCAAGAGTGACTCTGGCGAGACACAGGGCTGGAGCATCGACGTCAAGCCGTTGCTCCAGGCAGCCCGCACGCGTCTTGCCGCCACACGGGCCGCCGCCGCTGCAGCATCCCCCGCTGCATCCTCCCCTGCGGCGACGGCGGCTCCCACTCCCCAGCAGCAGCGCGCCGCAGCTCAGCCTCGAGACGAGGCTCAGCGCTTCACGCAGCAGCCGCAGGTGGGAATCCAGAGCCAGGCTGGCCAGAGCGGCGACGAGGGCGAGAACCTCGACACGCTGTTCGGCACGCTCGGCATCGCTCCGGGCACGTTCCGATTCTGATGGGCAAGGTCTGGGCGGCGATCGGGATCATCATCCTGTTCCTGATCGTCGCCATTCCTGTCTGCGGTCTTCTCTGGAGCGTCTGGTTCAACGGCGCTCACTACCCTGGAGGCTACTGAGTGCCGAGGTTCCCGATCCACTACCAGCCCCGCCCGTACCAGGCGGAGCTGCACTCGATGTGGCGCAACTACCGCATCGGTGTCGCCGTGTACCCGCGCCAGAGCGGCAAGGACGTGGCCATGAGCATGGAGATGTGCGAGCGCCGGCTGCGCATCCCCAAGAGCACTGGCACCTACGTCTCTCTCGACAACCCGATGATCCGCGACATCCTGTGGCAGAAGACGTACATCGACCCCGAGAGCAAGCAGTACATCCGTATGCTCCAGGACAACGTTCACCCGGACCTCGTGGACTGGAAGAACACTGTCATGGAAGGCGAGTTCACCAACGGCTCTCGCCTCAAGGTGCAGGGCTACTTCCAGAGCGGCCGCGACAAGAACGGCGTCGGCACGTCGTTCCTGGACTACGCGTTCACCGAGCTCGCGCTGTTCAACCG